TTAAAAGAAGGTGTAGAGGTCATGAGATATGAGCCAGGTATAAGTATGAGATTTAATCAACAGGAAGTATTTGATAAGATTAAAAAGGAAATAAAATAACTTGTATATGTTATCTTAGATTATTATATTAATATGTGGCAAAAATATTTAAAAGTCAAGAAGTTTTTAAAAAAACTAAGAAAAAAACTAGGCAGGGCATGGGTAAAAACACGAAATACTTTACAAAAGATAGCCCTAATTATAAAAAACGATCTCGTGGACAGGGATAAAGGAGAGTAAAATGGGTAGAGCGAAACAACCAAGCATTTCTTTCGGTGCTAAGTTTAAAATGGAAAGAGAAGCTCAAGGTGCTGGTGGTACATTCACTTGGAAAGATCAAAAGTATACTACCAATTACGCAGAAGAAGAAAAGTCTCCTGGTAAACTTAAACCTAAAGTAAAACGTACGGTTAAAAAAGCTGCCAGAAAGACTAAAAGAGCAGAAAGAAAAGCTACAAGAAAAACTAACAGAACTGCAAGACAGACTGCTAGAAAAACTAAAAGAACAGCTATGAAAACAGCTAGAAAAACAGCTAGAACTACTAAAAGAACAGCTAGAAAAACAGCTAGAACTACTAGAAGAACCGCAAGAAAAAGTAATTATTAAATAACAGGGGGATGTAATGCCAGATAAGAAAAAGAAAGACGATAGGCTTAAAATAGAAGATCATACTCAGTCTCACAATTCAAACACTGGTGCTGCTACAGTTTTTTTAGGAGCAGCAGGTTTGTATGGTAGTAAAAAATTGTTTGACTTGGGAAAACCTGTAGTTTCTAGAGGTGTAAACGCATCTATGGATGCTGCTAAAACCTTTAAAGATAAAGGATTAAAAGGAGCGTGGAAAGATGTTAAAGCGTCAATGAGTAAACAATTAACACCTAAAGGGAAGAATTTACCTT